ATCCGTCTGATGGCCGGCTGACGGTCCAATCGTGCAATTTCATGTTCATGCCTTTGAACCATTTACCTTTTTCATCAATAAACGCATCCGGTCCCATCTTAATGATAAGGCCAACTTTGCCCTGCCATTTGTCTTCGTCGCGGATTTTGTTGGTGATGATAATGCCGCCCTTGGTTGTTTCGGGACGGATGTAAATGGCGAGGAGAACTTTATTGTGAAAAACCTCAAAATCGGACAAATCGCCAATTTGTTTGAGTATTTCTTCTCGCGGATCTACCGCGTGTTGCATGATATAAGCCATTTATGCCTCCTTAACGTGCTTTATCAACGATAGAACGAGCCTCGTCACACCGCTCAATAGCGGCGTAAAGACCCTGCATGGCGCCTACATAGTACCGATATTGAGAAAAATCGGCCACGCCATTACCGGATATAAGCTGTTGTATTCGTTCGATCTCTGCCGTAAGGAGCTTCCTAAGCTCACGTTCAAATAGATCGTTAGTCGTTTGCATTGTATCCTCTTGCCCCTCTTTCCCCTCTAAAAAGCGACCGGCAGGAGAGGGGTCACCCGCCGATCACCCTTTCTGTAGCAACCGCTACAAAACTTGATTATTGCGAACCGTAAGCCTTAATCTTTTCAAGACGGCCTTCGCCGCCGCCGGCACCATCGTGAATTGGATAGGTGGTGCGACCGCCAGATTTGCGCGCCATTGCCATACCGCCCATAGGTGGACGTGGTGGCATACCCGCAGGTGGCATACTTGCAGGTGGCATCGCACCCATAGGCATGGCTGGAGGCATCCCTTGTGGTGGCATTGGTGCCGGAACCGGCACAGGACGAGCCGGCGTCTGACCCATTGGATTAGCCATCATAGGATTGGCGCCTTGACCTGCACCGTGTGGAGCAATCACAATGTTGACGTTGGTTTTGCCCTTGCCGGCACGACCACCCGACTTACGGGCCATGCGGCCACCGGTAGGACGAACACCCGTCACTTCCATGATATTGCGACCGCCGGTAGCGCGGCCCATACGGCCACCGGAGCATTTCTCGCAACGGCAATCGGCATGATGAACTTCACCGCCATGCTTCTTGTGTTGCAATGCACTGTGCTTAACCATTGACTTGATAAGATCCTTATCAGCCAACTCGTCGGCTTTATCCAAGTGCTTGTGAGCAACCTTGCCGCCATCAGCGTGTTTAAATCCGCGGAGCGTTTTGGCCAAATTAGCCTTTTTAGCAATTGCGGGATTTTTGCTATGCGTTGCTTTTTCAAGTTTTTTGGCAGGTATTTTTTCACCGGCAGCAACATGAAGCGCCTTACGCAACGAGCCTGGGTGCTTGATCGCGCCCTGAATCCATTTGGCTTTGCCGCCATCCTTACGCTTCATAGGAGCCGGCATAGCGGAAGCAGCCGTCTTAACCATATCCTCTGAAACAGGGTTGGACCCCAACATCCCACCGCCAAATTTATGCAAGTGCTTGGTTGCGCCACCATGTTTCATGCCGCCAACGTGCTTTGTTCCAACGCGCTCGTCGTTAGCCATCTTTTGATCGCGGTTAAGCAAGCTATCGACGGTCAAAGCGCGACCGCCAGCCTTACGAGGCTTGCGACCGGCGTGGTGATGACCGGCTTCACCGTGATGTTTACCAAGCACCTTGCCACCCTTTTTATATTGACGGGGTGAAACAGGGCGCATACCGGTTTGCACGGAAGCATCTTCGGCATCTGGTGGCGTATATCCCGACGCATCAATCGGTGTACCCCGTGGATCGGGGCCAACCATACGTTGGGCCTTACTTTTTAAAGCTGCTCGCGCAGTCTTGGCGGTTGATGACATTATACTCTCCTCGAGGGGTTATTACCGGCGTCCCGGTTGATGCTGCATGGCAAGGCGAACGGCGTCGTGCAGCGGCGAGCCGTATTGGTGAGCAAGGGACAAGGCATGGTCGATCATTGGATTGACCGATCCGCCATAGGCATAAGGTGTACCCGTATCTTCATAGACCATCTGGGTAGTCCCATCCGGCATGATTTTGGGTATCATTTGGCGTTTGCCACCGCGGTCAAATGGACCTGGCTTGGCATTGGCTCGCATGGTTTGAATGTCGCCTATTGCTTTATTGTAAGCATCGGTCGGATTTAAACCTTGCGCTGTATATCCGTTGTAAAATTTATCAAATTGCTGTTGGGTGCTAAGACCAAATACGCCGGCAATGTTTTCTAAAATACCTGGTCCCTGTAAATCGCGTATTGGAATAGGTGGCGTTGGCACATTGCCGGCCGTTGGCATTGGTTGAGCCGCGGGAGATGGAGCGGTTGCTCCACCGCCAGTTCCACCAAGATTTTGCGTAATGCTATCGCGGGCTAAACGAAGTGCAGCATTAGTTTGGCCATCGCCTGTCATTGGGCCTGTTCGTGATAGCGCCGCATCTAATCCTGTTCCAGTGTTGCCGCCGGTCAATGGACCAGTTCGGGATAATGCAGCATCCGTCAATGTGCCAGTGTTACCACCTGTAAACGGACCAGTCCGTGACAATGCCGCATCTGTTGACGTTCCACTTGTTCCGCCCGTAAACGGGCCTGTTCTGGACAATGCTGCGTCAGTAGATATTCCCGTATTTCCGCCAGTAAATGGGGCTGTACGAGACAATGCGGCGTTTAACTCAGTCCCACTATCACCACCCGTTAATGGGTTAGTGCGGGATAATGCGGCATCAATTAATCTTTGGTCAGGCGGGGTTGCGTTTGACGTACCACCAAGACCTGTTATTGGTCCTGCGCGCATCAACAACGCATTATTGGCGTTCATTGCGGCATTTTCAGCCGCGTCAGCTTGCGCCTTAATAGCATCCTGAAGTTGTTGTTTTTCAACATATTGGGCATTAGCCGCATCCAATTGTTGGTTAGACATACCGGAAGCTGTTGTAATAGGACCACCTAAAGGCGGATTGGATGGGCTAGAGGGTCCAAACAAATAACTTGTGTCCGTGCCTGAAAAACCTTTGAAACTTGGATCAGAAAACGGAGAATTGGCGCCTGTTGTATCAACCGATTTTGTATCTGACGAACCAAAAGTTCTATCCATCTCCTGCAACCCTTCACGGGCAGCGGTAGCGGCGTTTGATGCGCCTTGTGATTCACCGACGTCACGCTCGCTAAACGCACCGGTGTCACCACGAAGACCGCCAGGGCTATCACCTTCACGGACGTTACCACCGTCGTCAAAATGCTTGCGGATGTGCTTACGAGCGGCTTGCAAGATCAAATGATGAATGTCATCGCCGGCGCCAATCCGGCCACCTGACGCCCTTGCTGCTCTTTCTTTTATTTTAAAGTCGCCCATGCGTTGACGGATTGTGCGTTGCACAACGTCATCTTGCGCTGCAATGGGCTTGCTCCAATGAATAACGCCATTTTTAGGCAAATCTGCCGCTGTTTTGTTTGTTTTATTGGAAATTAACCCAACTTTGGCAGCGTCTTTTGTCTTATGAAGCAAGGCGTTAGGCTGCACAGGCGTTTTGGTTGCGCCAGGCAAGCTAGCCAAAGCAGCGTCAATGTCAGCTTGAGACATATTGATCGGCGTTTGATCGTCTTCCAAGTCCATCACCCAGCTCTCACATTGTTAGGGTCTAACGGATTTTCATTGGCTTCTAGCCGTTGAAGCATATCGGCCGGAATTAAACTTCTAATCATCTGCATGGATTGCGGGTCTTTCGCGACTTCTTCGGCCAACTTAATTGCCGCCAACCGCTCACGGCTCTCACGATCCCGCTTACGGTTTTCCGCATCAAGGATAGAATCCTGATTTTTTTGTTGGGTTTCCTGTTGCCGGACCTGCAACTCAGCCATCTTTACCGGATCAGGTGCAGCACCTTGCAGTCCTTGAGCACCCTGCGCTTGCGCCAATTTGGCTTGCGCCGTTATCATCTTGGCTTGAGCATCCACTTGATCCGATTGTATCTTGGCTTGGATCTGTTGCAATTCTGGTGGCGGTGCCTGTTGTGCCGATGGTGGCGCCAAGAATTGCTGCGGGTTGCTCCAGCCAATGGCTTGCAGTGCCGCGGTATCAATCGCAATCGGATCGTACATCGACGGGTTCTGCGCCTGTAATTGCTTCAACGCCATAATCTTCATCACACGTTGAGCATGGCTTGCGGTATTTGGATCGGCTTGCGGCACCAATTCGCAATTGTCCAATGCCCGTAAAAACGTCTGTTCATCCCATGGTTTTGCCGGACGCTTGTTGCGCTGCCAAAAACTTTCAGGGTTTTCTTTAAACAACCGCGCCAACATCTGAAACTCTTCGGCTTGCGCCGCGTGCATCCGCTTATGGACCGAGTTCATCACCTTTGTGGCTTGCTCAATCATGGCCAATGTCGTGCCAACCGGCGCATCCGCTCGGCCCTCACCAACCTGCTGCTCTGACGTGCCGCCAATCCGCATACCCATTTCCGTCATGCTTTGCGTCAACGTCATTAGGCCGGCGCCAACGTCTTTATACGGCAGTGGCATGACGGCTTGGGTAATTGGCATACCGCCCGTCTTGACCAGCGCACCACCGCCAGGCGGGACGCGGAAGATGTTGGTATTCTGTCTTGCACCCGTATCGGCGTATAAAAAGCCAGGGAAATTGGCGTACATACCGGCGTCGAGCATTTCGCGCAGAGCGGCCGTCAATGCGTTGGTTGTGTTGCCAAGAATATGCAAAAGACCCAGATCGTAAAAACCCATGCCAGGCACGAACGTATATTTAACAAAATTAACACGGGCTTCGGGCAATTCTTGATCGTCTTCGTCGTAATTGCGAACGATGGAAAGGATCTGCTTGCTTGAGACATCGATGGTAA